TTCTGCTATTTTATCTGCTGTATTCATCGTATCCTTAAATTAAAATATATCACCCCAATCTTCACCTTCACCTGCTTTACTATAATCGGTTGGCCTCATAGCAAAGAAATCAGTATGAGTCAATCCTCCCGTAAGGTGGTAAAACCACTCTAAATTACCTGCACTAACTTTATCATACTCAAATATGGGGTCATAACCTAATTCAACCAATTTTTCGTTAGCTCTTTGTTTTATAAACTCTTTTAAATCTACCGCTGATAGGTTTTCTAAATCACCCATCTCAAACATCTTATCAATAAACTTTAGTTCCATCTCCACCATCAACTTTGCAGCAACCTCTATATCGTTTCTTACCTCACCCAATAGTTCAGGAAATTCTTCACACATATGTCTGAATAACCTACATCCCATCTTAGAATGTAAAGATTCATCCCTAACCGACCATTTCATCTGCTGACCTATTCCTTTGAGTAGGTTTCTCATCTGAAACGAATAAAGAACTGCAAATGATGAATACAAAGATACTCCTTCTGCAAACGCTGAAAAGATTGCCAAACTACGGCCTACCTCTGCTCTTGCTTTTGGATTTGTTTGTAACTCTTCAGGTGTCCAATTTGCTGATACTTGTGTTAGGAATTCAAATTTTTCTTTGATTTCCGGCTCATGCATAAATGCAGCAAAATCTTCTAACCCTAATGTTTCATTAAGATAAGAATACGCAGTTGCGTGGATTGTTTCTTGCGAACCAAACGCCATAGCCATCTGCCGTATCTCATGTTTTGGAAACCACTTTGTAACCATTCCTGTCCAATAATCGGAAACAGCACATTCGGTTTGAGCAAATCCCAATAGGATGTTACCTACCAAGTTTTTTTCATGCTTCTTTAAGTTTTCTTTCCAATCTTTGACATCCCCCTGCATTGGTATTTCGGTATGTAACCAAAATGATTGCATGGAAAGAAGCCACCCTTCGGTATAATACTCCGGATATTCAAATGGTTTATAAGGTATTCTCTCTTCAAATAATCCCATAATAATCTCCTAAAAATTTTGTGTGTAAATATAAATACATTTTAAAACCCAATATCACCTTTCATATCTTTGTATTTTTGTAATAAATTTTTTCTTACTAAAGTACCCCCATCTTTCATCTCTTTTTGGGTGTTTTGACCATCAATAGAATTATCATTGTATATCAAAATTTGCCCATTTGAAAAATTAGCTTTTGAAGGGAATGTCATTCCATCGGGTCCAAATCGGTTTTTAATAACATGCCATCTCCCCGTCCCCGCTAACTTATCATCAATCTTCCTACTCAATGAAACTACGAAATCAGCAGTCATCAATTTGGAAAAAGAACCTGCAATTGATGTTCCCGTAATTACATCCTGCTCAGCACCACTACGATTAATTTGTGAAGCTGTGTATAATGGAACACCATACTCCCCTGCCATACCCCTTAAATCCACTATCAACTCTTCCAAAACCTCATACCTTTTTTCTTTAGCAGAACCTTTTAACAAATCAGCGTAATCCACCACAATTACATCAGGCTTCTTACCCTGCAATATCATCCTATCTATATGCGCTTTTAAAGCATTCAAACCAGCAGCACCTGAATTAAACCCTTTAATAACCAAATCACCTTTTAATGAACCCACCACTTTTTCAACCTCTTCCATATTGTACTTTAGGTTGGGTATAGGTATCCCAGTGAAAACGGAATCAAATCGTTGCCCCACCATTGCCTCTGATAATTCCAATGTATAATACACTACGGTCTTACCACCCTTAACAGCGTTTGCCGCAACATTAACCAATGACCAGGACTTACCAATACCAGGCGGTGCTGCGAATATTATTAACTCACCCATTCCAAATCCACCCTGTGTAATTTCATCTATAACATCCCACCCAGTTGGTATTGGATTTCTTGCTAAATCTTCATATCTTTGAGTTATCATTATCTTATACTCATGCCCAACATCCGTTGGTTGACCTGCTTTCATAGCAGTATCAATTGTTGATTTTATCTTATCATACTTACCCTGCTCTAAAAGTGGTATTGAATCTAAGATAGCTTGTTTAAGTGATTGATTTGTGCAAAAGTTTAAAGTTTCTTCTTTTACATAATCTAAATCATCTGATTCTAAATCCCGCCAAACCTGCTTTAAGGTATCTATTACTGATGTTTTTAGAATATCCCTCTCAATGGGGCTTATCTTCGTTTTAAGAACATCTAATGTTGGTTTGGATTCGTAGGTATCTATGTACTCTAAAATCGTTTTACACAACCACTCAGAGGCTTCTGAGTCAAAATACTGCGGTTTTAGTATATCGTATATCTGCCTACTAAAAACCATATCCGATAATAAAGCGGATAAGATTTTAGTTTGAAACCCCGTTCCAAATTTACTTCCAAATTTTTCCATATGATACTAATATACAACCTTATTTGGTTTTTTCAAAATTATTTTTTAAAAGATTATCTAATCTCATAAAACTATTTCGTAACCACGAATCTACATTCGCAAAAGCAGTATATAACTTATCATACATAAACATTTTTTTAAACTCCAATAAATTTAACTTTGGATGATGATTATCTAAAATATCTCTCGTATTTGAAATAATTGATGTTGATATTTCAGGTAATTTTAACTGCATCAAATCATAGTTTAATTCTATGGTTTCTACTGATTCTAATAATTTTTTTGATAGTTTATCATCACACTTTTCTTTAATTCCGGTAATAAACCCATCGTAATCTAACTCCACATCGTTTAAGAAATCCATTTTACCTAAAATAGTTTTCTTACCAATCCCATTCACACCTTTAATGTTATCGGATGAATCGCCCATAATTACTCTATACCAAATAAGGTTTTGAGGTATTACACCCCACTCTTCTTTGATAAGGGATTCATCATACATTATTTTTTTTACAGGCGAATAAACTTTAATCCTATGATTCACCAATTGTAAAAAATCTTTATCGGATGATAATAATATAACCTCATTTTTAAAATAGTGGTTAGCCATCCAAGCCATCAAATCATCTGCTTCTACATAATCTACTTGTAAAAGAGTTACAGGTAAATTCTGAAGATATTCATACAAACGAATAAATTGCTTACGCATAGATAATTGTTGGTCCTCTATATCTTCATATCCCTGCAACCTATTCAATCGAGTCAGACCTGTTCTACCACCCTTGTAATCGGAATATACTTTTTTTCTCCGATGCGAACCACCCTTACCATCAAATACAATGATGACACGGGATGGGTTCAAATTTCTAATAGTGGCTGCGGTGGATAACAGGAAACCCGTTATACCACCACAGTGCTCACCATCATCGTTGAGCGCAGGGACTGCTCCGAACACTCGGATATACATATTAAGTCAAAGGCCGTCGACAATGAGAACTCTATCATTTAGATTTCTCGAGTCGACGGCGCTTATATTTAAATTTTTTAACATTTTACTATATTTTGTATTCATTTATTTTATTTTTTATAAATTGTATTTTACCCACATCATCCAACGATTCAAAATCGAGTTGCCATATTACTAATATATGATACCCACTATTAATAGCAGTTTGTATTTTACGTTTATCGTGTTCCCAAACATCTTTTACATATCTATTTTTAGATTTATCAAAATAGTTTTCACCAAAAACTCTGCTATCATAGTGCCAATATGTCCCATTATACTCAATTATCAAATTTAACGATTTTACAAATATATCATATGGTTTACCTTTAATAAAATATTCACTTACTATATCATAACCCAATTCAGTTAATATATGTTCTACTTCAATATGACCTTTGCTCTTAAAAGTGGGTTTGTGGATTCCAATTTCCCATTGCTTTTTTGTTATTTCTGAAAGTTTATCTTTTGTTTTTTGTGAATGTCCCCAACCAATAGGAAAATTTACACCCCGTTTAATTGCTGAAACACTTTGTTTAGTTCGAGTTTGATGTGATACAATTCGTCCTTTAGTAGAGTTTGAAATTTTACGTTTAATTTCATCGGTGTGCCATTCATCGTTATTTTTTTTACGACTAATAACTCGCTTTTCTTTAGCACTTTCAGTTTGACTTTTAGGTGCACAATATTTAATCATATTTTCACGAGATTTCTTTTTCATTTCATCGTTATTTTTCCACGATTCGATATTGGCTTTTCTAATTTTTTCAACAATTTTAGGGTCTCTCGGACCACGCTTTACACCAGTATTGGTTTTAACCATTCTCTCAATCTGAATAGATTTAGTTATTGACTTTATAGTAGATTTACCATAAGCGGAATATAATTGATTTCTAATATATTGGCTCCGCTTATGGTAAATTTTACTTAACTCTGGTATTGATTTACGATTGTTTATTAGTTGATTATATACTTCCTCTATACTCATAATAACTCTCTTTCAATATAAATATGGGAACTACAATAAAACCACCAATAAACTATAAAGATAACATATCTTTGTAATTCTTAATCATCAAAATCAGATAGTTCTATATTATCAACATTTGCTTCATCGGATGCTTCTTTATACGAAAGAATGTAAGAATTACAAATTTCGTTGTAGATTTTTTCCCTTACATCAGGACGAGTCTGAAGAATATCGGGAAAATTCTTTGCTTGAAACTTTATTTCTTCACCAGTTTCTTTATCTACCCAAGTATACCATGCACCACTTTGATTGGCTAACTTATAGGTTTTCATCATTTCTAACCAAGAACCTAAATTATCAATACCACTATCAAAGTAAATATCATAATCAACTGAGCGGAGTGGTGGACCCATTCGGTTTTTAATAACCTGTGCTCGGGTTTTAATACCAATCACCTGTTCTACACCACCAACCTTTGCTTTCAACTGACCCATTTGTTTCAAACGGATTCTACAACTTGAATGGAATGCGATTGCTTTACCGCCGGAGGTTGTCCACGGGTCGCCAAAACTTACCCCCATCCTCGTCCTTAACTGATTTGTAAAGATAAGAGTGATTCTTTCCCTACCAATTAAGTTGGTGATTTTACGCATTGCTTTTGAAATGATAATTGCTTTTTGAGTTGCATATCCCGCCTGGTCATAATCAGCTGAAATTTCAACCTTTGTTGATGCACCTGCTACGGAATCCACTACAATTGTAACCAATTTCTTTTTATCGGATTTTCTTACCGAATCAATAATTGAATCAATTGCTTCAAAAATATCTTCCACCGTTTCCAATGGAACATACAACATCTTTTTCAAATCAACACCAATCGCTGCCAAAAACTCCTGATTAAGTGCGTTTTCAGTATCAATATACACACCCAATCCACCCCTCTTTTGCGTATCCGCAATTGAGTGGGCCGCTACTAATGATTTACCACTACCTTCCAACCCCGTAATTTCACAAATTCTTCCAACAGGCAAACCACCATTTGTTCGGTTTGAAATAGCCAAATCTAACATTTCAGAACCAGTAGACACCCACTCGTCTAAATCGGTGGGTGTCTGCTCTGAACCATCTAAATAATAGGCTACTTTGTGCTGGGATTTGAACTTCTTGTTAAGATTATCAGCAAGGATGGTAGATAGTTCATCACGAACTATATCCACTTTAGGTTTACTCATACCGATTAATCGTTAAAAAGGTCGTCAAATGCTTCTTTTACTGAACTCGCCTTTTGTGTTGTTGGTGTGGATTCTACAACTGCAGGTTGTTCTGCTTTTGCTTCTTCTTTTACCTCACCCGTTTCCAACCAAACTTCCAACATACTCTTCAACTCGTCATAAGTATGCCTTTTGAAAATGGTTGATAAATCGGCCTGATTTTTGACCAATTGAACAATGTTCTTATCTTCAGTCATAGGTGTGGTATTTGGCTTTACCCTAATGAATGTTTCAGGATAAGATTTACCAACCTCTGCTGCTGATTTGAACTCTACAGTAATATCCCTACCACTCATCGGGTCGGTTAAATCACCATAGTCTGGGTCTGCGAAGAACGCAAGGATTTCTTGGTAAACCTGCTTACCAAAGCCCCAAAATTTAACACCCTCTGATTCTTCACCTCGTACCAAAATAGGAACATAAGTTCTCATCTTTGGTGTCAATTTTTTAGAGAGATTGTAATCTTCCCTATCCTTCGTTGCTTTCAATTGTTCTGAAAATTCAACGATAGGGTCTTTCTCACCAAAAGAGACGGGTGATAGAATAGTCTTACCACCAAAATCAAAGTGGAAATACAATTCAATAAAAGGGTTTTCTTTGTTGTGCACATAAGGCACTAATCGGATTTGCTGCTTACCTGGATTCGGTTTCCATAAGGTATCAGTCTTTTGTACTTTTGTTTGAAGTGAATTCAAACGGTTTCGGATTGCATTTAAGTCAATTGCCATAATTACTCCATTTTTTAATAGGTTAAACAAAAATTATAGTCACTAATATACAACATTTAGTTGACAATTCCAAATGTTTTTTCAAAAAAATTATTTTTTATTTTTTTAATCTAAATTCTCTACTCTATAAATAGTGGTTCGCATAAATTTAAAACTATCATCGGAGGTTAATAATACCCCATTTTTATAATCATCCCAATTCAACATATAATTCTTATCTAAGATACCACCATTTAACGATTGAATAAGCCTGTTAAGGGCGTTTATTGTATATAAGGTGTTTGTTTCTCTTTTTCTATGAACCATAATTGTATTTGGTAAAAATTTTGATGATGGTGATGGGATGATATTGTAGCTGATAACCAACTCTTCTGAATTTTCTAAAGTCAATACGAATATCTTCTTACTGAAAAGAGTAAACCCAGTTTTTATAGTACCTAAATCAGAATCGCATTTGGGTTCGGTTGTAAATGTTATCAGTAATTGTGTTTTCACTCATAGCTCCGTTATTTTTGTCTTTTACTATCTACTTTTTTAGAAATACAACTTCTCATATCTTTTCCAAATCCACTTGCTACCTTTTGGGAAGTTCCCGCGGTTCTCCAAGTATCCTCAACAATAGAGCGAGTCCCATTTTCATCTGTAATAAAGATTGAACCTGAAGATGCATCTATTTTACATTTTTCTCTTAAATATTTTTTTAAATCAGCTTTACCTTTTGATGTTGAAGTATCCCCTTTGAATCCAGTTTGTTCAGCCAAACAACTACGAATATGTTCTTGTTGTGCACCTCTAATACCCATTTGTAAAATCATTTTACCATCACCACCATCTATGTATGAATCAAAATGCATTGCATCCATTACGGTTGAAATGTATCCTTGCGTATGTGGCCCGTTTATACCATCTTTTGGATAACCGGCATCGGCATCTGCATTACTAATAGTATCCACCAATTTTTTATGAGATGCATTGACAATATCCTTTTCCGACTCTTTTGTATCAATAGAATCCAAAACCGATTTATCATCAAAATTAATTTTTGGATATTTTTTCTTAAAATTTGCCTTTTGAGCAAATTCTCCAATTTTAATGGTAATCTTACCATATGGTTCATATGCTGGAGTTTTTCCGTTAGCAATCAAATCACGAGAGTGATTTTGCATCTCAACTAATAATTCTTTACTTGATAGTTTATTCACATCAAGACCTTTGCCTTGAAGATATTTTAAGTATCCATTATTAGATTTTAGTTTATTCATATATTTTTTCATCTCAGGAGTATCACATATTTTAGCAAATGAATCGCTAATTTCAATATCATTAGTACGATTAACAGTTGCCTTCTTAACATCCGATACCTCAGAAATACTCCTATCAAGTGATTTGACTACCGTATTCGCAACATCGTTACCATATTGGTCTTTAATGATTTTAAATCGGCTTGCAGGAGTGGTATTATTTTGTGGGTCACGTAACGAACTATCTTTTTTATTGGATATTGATACAATAGTCATATTGCCGTTTTTGTCCTCACCAATTACATATGTATCGTGATACTGTCTATACTTACTAAAAGATTTTATTTCATCTTCATAGTGTTTAATTGCGTTTTTATCACCACTTAATTTGGCGTTTTTTAATTTATTCTCTAAAATAGATTGAGTCTTATTATCAAGTTCAGTTGTAGATTGTACGGTGGTATGTGGTTTTGATGTATCTAATGAAGTATTTTCTTTTAGAATTTTTCTTGTAGCCAAAGTACCATCATATGCGGTTCGAGCCCATTCTCTATACGCCTCTTCGTTTTCTGCAAACCCAGCTTTTCCTTTTAAGTAAAAAACCGAACCCTTAATACCTTTTATTCTTTCTAACTCTTTATCTGCAAATACCTCACGAGTTGCAATATATTCAGCGGCTTCATCTGAATCAGGATTTAATCCTAACGCTTTTAAATCACGAGCGTTGTCAGCAGTTAATTTTGATTTTTTAAACTTTTCTTTTTTAGCATCAATAGCTTCTCTATTTTCAGATTTGAATTTTTCTTCATCATAGGTATTCATCGTATTACAATAACGAGATTCACCTTGTGATGCAACCGGACCACCTGCACCTGCAATACCCATATCTCTATCTCTCTCAAGAGAGGCCTGTTCCTCTTTCATTTGAGATTGAACTTTTAAATTTGGAAAATCTGAATCGGAGTTTGAATCTCCACTATCCGATTTTTCTTTTTCTGCTTTTTCTATATCACTTTTGGTTGCTGGGTCTTGTGTTGTTTTATTAAATTTTTTAACCTGATATACTGAACCCGATTTTTTATT